TCACGTCCCGCCACTGACCTGCTGAGGTCTTTTCTCTGTATTCCCGTCATACTCTTTTAAGTACGATCCGTAGTGTCGGAAAAGCATCTCCGGTCCTTTATGTCCCATTTGCCCGGCCAGCCAAAAGAGGTTTGCACCCTGGCTGATATGTCTGGTCGCGAACGTGTGTCTGGTCTGGTATGGATTTCGGTACCGGATGCCCGCTTTCTTTAACACCGGTACCCACGCTTTCTTCCTGATGGCATCAGCACTTGCCCATGGCTTGTTAGTTTTAGGATCTTCAAATATCGTCTCATCCTTCAGGAACGTGAAAGGTTTCTGTTCTGCCAGCGCCGCTATTGCTTCAGCATCCAGTTCAACCTTGCGCGTACCTGCCTTTGTTTTCGTTCCCTTAATCACGCCAACAACACTCGCATTCTGAACGTGCGCAGTCTTACCAATGAAATCTATATCTCGCCAACGTAGGGCGCACAATTCCGAACTACGCATGCCGGTATGAATAGCGAATGCAAAAAGATTTTCCCATTGCTTATAAGCGGTCGCTGATAGAAGGGCGCTTGTCTCCGCTGGGGAAAGCGGATCAACGATGTATTCGCTTTCGCTGGTGGTTTTATCACTCTGGTATCTTGATGCTGTAACTAGTGAAACAGGGTTCAACTGCAAAATACCGTCAGTCACTGCTTCATCAAGAGCAGAACGCAGAAAAGAAAGCTGATTTCGAATCGTCTTAAGCGTTGTTGTTTGTTCCTGAATCCATGTTTTTAGCGCAGCTGGTGTTAGCTCACTGGCTGGAAGTTTGTGCAGTAAAGAAAGAGCACTGCGGCATTTTTTGTAACCGCCAATAGTTGATGGCGATAACTTCCTTGTTTCGCAAATTATCAGATATTCATCGAGGTAATTTTTAACCGTCTTACCGGCGGCCGCATTACCGAATAATTTTAAACGAGTAGAGCGCGGGAAATACTCAGAATAATTGAATATACCCCTTTCAATTTTGTTATGAATTTCACCCAGAATACGTTCAGCATATTTAAGGTTTTTTGTACTAACATCAAGATTGGAAAGGGGCTCACGACATTTGACCCCTTTAAAAGTAAAAGTGATGTTTATGGTTTCACCCTGGCGGTGTTTCCTTACGGTTACGCCGCGCGGGAGTTTAGGCGATTCTGTCTTGCCCATTTAGCAACCTCACTAAGATCAATCCATCTCTCTTTTACACCTTCCACTTTGAGAACCTGCACACCGTCCTGCCAAACACCGCGCTGAAGACGCTTGTTTATTGCTTCGGTGGTTTCTCCAGTTTCTTTGCAATAAGACGAGATAGGAACACACTCGAGGTTCAGCATAATGTTCTCCACTAAAAGCCCGCTGCACACGGGCACAATGATTAAATCTATTCGCTTACTGACGGAACGAGACGCTGCCAGATCGCTGAAACATATTTAGCCTGGTGTTTTGCGTCAGCCAAAGCGTTATGAGCAACGCCATCGAAAGGCATATCTTTCTTCGGATCGAATCCAACTTCCCGACCAAGCATGACAATGGTGCGCACATCGCTGTCGTTAAAGAATTGCCACGGACAAATGTGGCCAGCGCGTTCATAGGCGCTGCGAAGAATGACGTTATCGAAGTTGGCCCCGTTGCCCCAGACTTTCATATAACGAGGGTTGTCGGCATTACGATTAATAAAATGGCTGAGCTCAGATAATGCATCGGCAATAGGAAGAGCATCATCGGCACATATAGCTGCTCGTGCTTCCGGGCTTTGCTTCATCCACCAAAGAATGGTATCGCCGTCTGGGGCTGCACCTTGCGCCATTGCGCTGGCTAGATTTACTGCAACATAGAATTCCGCGCCTTCCCCACCCGTTTTTGGTTCAAAGAATACTGCACCAATAGATACAATCGGTGCGTCGGGTTTATTACTCATGGTTTCTAAATCAATCATCAAATGGTTCATGTATGGCCTTTATTGTTTTGTTTTTAACTATTTAGCTCATAAACAACCTTTAATATGCTTTATAGGTTGTTTATGGTCTTTAATGAATTTTATTTTGTTGTTATGGGTTATTTATGACCCTTCAACAGTAATGCCAGAGGCGCGGAGTGTGTGCTCAACATCAAATCGAGATAACCAATTGCCACCTTCTTTGGGGATCATGGCGTATTTCTCATCACCATAACTCGGATGGCCCGCACGAACGATGTAACCCATTGGCAACTTCACTGGCTTAACCTCTGACTGTGTCGCTGCAAGCAGGGCTGATGCCATGCAACTAATCTCAAGGTCAGTAGCTTCGGCAACGCCATCACGGATTAGCTCTAACCCTTCTTTGGATATAATCTCCGCACCTTTGTACATCACACTGCCTGGCTTAACCGCTGCGGCTTCCATCTCTGCATTGCGTTGAAGGGCTTCGCGCATGTCATCACGCATTGCTAACGCAACGGCTTCCAGTGCGCATTTCTCATTACTAAGCTCTATGTTTTGCTGCTGCAACTGCTCCAGATCCACTATCAGCCCAACAATGATATTTATTTCATCGTTGTTTATTAGCGCATCTATCTCGTTTGTGGCTTTGTCCCAGGCATATAAGGCGCCGGAGTCCATCGGATAATTGCAATGCGCCGTGTGAGTTAAGCGATATTTTTTCGCGGCTTTAATCAGCGCTTCTAGTGAGTTAGTCATTGCAGTTCCCCTTGGCGACAAAGCGCGATGGTGACCAATCGCAATATGTATCCGTTTCTGTATGACCGAAGATGGCTTTACAGCGGTAAATGTGGCGGCAATCACCACAAGTCACCTCTTTGGGGAGTTTCATCTTGTCCGGGTCTGCTGGGTCGTAGTTCAGCGCTTCGATGTTATTGCTCATTACTGACTCCTTCTGGTTCAACCTTCAACTTCAGAACGACAGGACCATCGCGAAAATCACCGTCAACGATGCCATCAAGCTCTGAAATTTCCTGCTTTGTGAGGTTGTGCATTTTTGCAATGCAGTAGTCGCCTTTCAGTACGCCAACACCAGCCGCTCGGCATGAAGTTGATCCGTAGCTGTAGCCATGACTATCAAGCCAGTTCTGGCATGCATACCACGCGTTGAAATCGCCTTTGTCGCTGAATGTCAGTTTGAACATTGGTCTGACTCCTTGCGCAGCTGTTCGACCTTGCCATCAAACAGGAAATCAAGATGGTCTACAGAATCAGACTCCAGCATTGACTTGGAGAAGTCTTTGGCTTCCTGCCACATCTGCGCCTTCAGGTCTGCAATAAAGGCGTCAGTGGCAGGTGAAGCGGCTTTGATTATTTCCAAAGCTCGAACGTGGCCAATGCTGTCTTTCTGCTGTTCGTTAGCCCATGCCTCGATTTCAGCAAAATCGCTTAGCTCCGGAGCTTCAATGCCTGGTCCAAACACAGTGTTTTGTAGCCAGGTCATACCGTCATGCAGACGACCATTTCTGATATGCATTAGAGCAACCTGAATGCCAACCCAGTATTTATGAAGCATCCAGGCATTGGATAGTTCGCTGGCAGCCTTTGGCAGCAGGCTTGAATTCTCAACCGCCAGAATCACCACCTGCTGGTTTAGCGCTGCGACCTGCTCAGAAATACTTAACGTGTCACTTGTTCCAAGAACCTGTGTTATTTGGCTGATAGTCAGCATGGCGCTGGATAATTCTGTCCGTGCTTCGTCACGCTCTTTAAGTGCCTGGGTAACGGCTACTGTATTGGCACTAAGACGCGTAGTGAGTTCTTTCACCAGTTCTGAATGGATACCGATTTCAGTAATACTGGACACTTCATTGCTCGCCATTGTTACCAGTTCGCTGGTGGACATATCGCTTAAGCGTTGCATGTGGCCCCCGTTAGCTCTTCAAATCGTGCAATGAACAAACCGTATGCCTGACCTGGGCGCAGGGGATTAATCTGGAAAAGGTCTGTTGGTGGGATGCCTTCCAGAATTGGCCACGATGTCCCATCGTCCAGCTCGAGATCCTGCCGTTCGGTAGCGAGCATGACGAGATCTGCGTATTTGACGCATGAACTCATCGTCGCTGGCAGTTCAAATTTATTGCGGATCGCTGAGTCCACATATTCTTCAATAATCTGGTAGTCCGGCAGCAACGCCTTTAGTGGGGAAGGGATGTCCTGGCAATATGCTTCTGCTGCATCATGTAGGAGTGCTTCAAGTGCAAACTCTGGAGAAACCAGTTGGCTGGCCAGAACAGAGTGCTGAGCCACGCTATAGAACTCAGGCAAATGCCCAGCAAAGCGGCAGATATTTGAAAGGGCGTTGGCAATATCCTCAATGCAAATATCTGCATGGCGGACGTTTCGATAATCGAAATGCTTTCCGGTGTAGGTTTTAATCCACGACATTTTGTTCTCCACTTAAATAAATGCGCCACTGCACCTGCGCTGAATTTTGGTTGCACGAATCCCTTGCCCGAAGGCAAAAATAAAAAGGATTACGCTTCACTAAGCACCCCCGCAGGGGCGCTTAAAGCTGCATAATTAGGCGTTAAACACGCCGATAAAAGTTTCCACCTGGCTATCTTTAAACTTCTCTACCAGCAGATCGCGGAACTCAGTGGCCATAGCTTCTTGTGTGGCTTCCAACTGTGCAACACGTAAAACCAGAACTGGACGATCACCAGTGATAATGCTCAGGCGTAGTTTGAACGGACGATCTTTCAGACCTTCAAACGGCACGCAGTTAAATTCAAAAGCAACCGGCATGATGTCTTTGGTCTTTGCTTCAACTGATTCCATCAATGAGCGCTTACCGCTGAAATCGTTATCTTCGAAATCGGCTGACTGGTTCGATTCGATGGTGATTTTACGCAATGCGGCAGCTGCTTTTTTGGCGGTAATAACTTCACCGTTAGCATCAAAACCCATCAAGAAATCAGCATAGTCTTCAACCCATTCAGCCAATTCTTTCTGGTTTTTTCTTTCGCCGTTAATTTCCAGAAGTGCGGCATAAGGTGCCGTTTTCTTTAATTGAACCGTTGCAGTGTTATCAGCGTGACCTGGTTCGGCGAGTGTGCCGAGGTTCAGAACTGTCACTGCCTTCATATTGTCAGCGTCAATAAAACAGCGCGTACCGACAACTGCAAAACCGGTTGAATAACGGGTGAAGTCTTCGATGCTGGTTGTTTTCAGCGCACCACGGAAGCGGTAACGCCCAAGGTTAAGGTTTTCAAGGCTATGAATGCTAAGGTCACGAGGAATGGCAACTGCATCACATGGTTGATGAGACAATACAGAATTAACTTCTTGCCCCTGGACAAGATCACGAATTTGATTGATTGCAGTAGCGTCTACGGTTTGAGACATAATATGAAATTCCTTATTAAACTTATCGTCGGGTAAATTGATGGTTATTACTGTGCGCGAAGCTTGCCGTCAGGCTCGCCGGCCAATGTTAATAACTGGCCCTGATCTTCCTGCAAGATGGTTAGCTTGCCGCCACGGTTCACGTACATTGGTGTTTCGGTAGTGTCTTCTTCAGACGATTTCCCGCGTGGGGTTGGTCGGACGTAAGCCAGTTTGTGTTTGATCATCACTCGCTTTTCATCAACGGAGTTGCTCATGCGATCCAATTCAAGGGTCAGCGTGACTTTCCCCTTTTGGCCGTTGTTAAGCACACCGAAAGCAACTTCACTGAGTGCCATAGAAATCTTGTTTTCGAAGACCCCGCCATCCAGTTCGCCGATAAAGTCCGGCACGTTAGTAGCTCGTTCACTGCTCATAGGTAATTCCTCATTTAAGCGGCTGCACCCGCCGCGGGTAAGTTCTCCACATAAAATGCTGCTGTGGTGCCGGGTGCCTCCCGGTGCTGTCTGGCGGCAAACCATTCAGCGATGACCTATACCGATAATGACTTGATATTTTGCCTTTCATCGCGAGCGCTGAGCCGCATTCACCACAACGAAGAGAGCACTGCCGGTGTCCGAGTTGAACGGACCTTTTCCCTGCCCAACCCTCCCAACTAAATGGGACTGTCTGGAATTGAACCAGCACTTATGCCTTGCTCGTCAATACTCTCATCGTTGTGCCCTGAAAAAGCTGGCGGTTACCGCGACATCAACGGGAAACAAACGGGCCGCCAGAACAGGGATGTAAGGCATATAAGTATTCTTACATTTCCAGTATTAGTAAACTAACAATGACTGTCAACTAAAAAATAAGAATGCTTACATTGAGGTCGAAAAAGAAGCCCGCAGATTAGCAGGCTTGATATGAGGTCGTTACTGAAGGTCTATGACTACTTGCTTAACAACGCCTACAATTTGGCAATTACCGTTCACTTCAATGGGCCGGAACATGCTGTTCAACGGGATAAGATACTTATTAGGCCCATCAATGTAGAATTTCTTGATTGTCGCTTCATTGCTGCCAGAAAGCCTGGCGATCACAATCTTATTATTTACATCTTCAATGAAACCATATTCAGGTTCCACGATGACTATAGAGTCTTCAGGTATTGATAATGGACCGGCTGATGTCATCGATTCCCCTTTAACGCGTAGTGCAAAAGCATTTTTAGTTAGAGGAATGGTTGTATCTATAAATTCATGACTAGTAAGGTTTTCTTGTTGAACTCCGCCGCATTCAGTCCACGCACCAGCCTGTACCCATGAAATGATTGGAACTGGCCGAACTACCTTACCACTTCTTATTTCGCCTGGCTCAGGTTGACCTACGCCTGAAAGTATCCACTGAGGATCACACTGTAGGTGAGATGCCAGACGCAACAAGTTTTCGCCGGATGGATTTGTAACGTCATTTTCCCATTGGGTTACTGCAGAAGCAGAAATGCCAATCCATTCAGCTAAATCTTTCTGAGTTAGCTTCAGTAGACGTCTTCTGCTTTTGATGCGACTGCCAACAGTTTCCACGCTTCACCTCCAGTTCATGATGTTAGCAATCTTACATTTTATTGACGTAAGTAGTCTGTGATTGTATTGTGTAAGCATACTTACTTTTAGAGGTTGGAAGCATGTTGAAAACAGTCGTTTTGAATTACTTCAAAGGCACAAGCAGAACAGCTGAAGCACTAGGTGTTTCTCATAGTGCCGTCTGCCAGTGGGGGAAAGTCATCCCTGAAGGCCGAGCATTAAAAGCAGAAAAAATAACTGCCGGGGCTCTAGTTTACGATTCGTCTTTTTATGCGAATGACGTCACTGGCTTAGAAGATAGTGGCATTAAGCCAAAAGCGTAACTACCAAAGGGAAAACAAGATGGTAGAGCAAAGCCTTAAAGAAGTAGTGAAAGCAATGTGTAAAGCAATTCCAGGCGGACGTGAATCTATGGCAGGCGCACTTGGCATGACCATGACTCAGTTCAACAACAACCTGTATGAGAAGAACGGCTGTCGTTTCTTCGAAGTAGTAGAGCTGGAAGCGATGGAAGACATTTCAGGTACATCTGCCCTGGCTGATTACTTCGCCAAACGTCGCGGTGCGCTGCTGGTGGATGTTCCGAACCTTCAGGATCTGGATCGTGTTGACCTGTTTACCAAAGCAATGCGTACAGCTGCTGCTCGCGGGCAAGTTGATCAGATTATTGAACAAGCTCTGGAAGATGGAGTGATTGAAAAACATGAAGCTGAAGAAATTCTGGTGCATCACCGCCGCCATCTGGCAGCACGTGAAGAAGAGATCCGCGCCATTGTCGCGCTGTTTGGTCGCAAAAAGAAGTGACGCCCGCGAGTGTGCAGCTCCGGGCGTCTTGGCGTGTCGATTCGTGGAGAACTTTAACGCATGAACAGTTTAACCAGAAACATGGGAACACCGCAAATACGTTGCCGTTCAGTAACTGGCGGTCGTGATGTTGCCCCGTTCTTGTATGAAGCCAATTTACTGGGTGAGTGGGTCGCCATCAACTACCAGTTCGCAGCGTGGTTGGTAGAAGACATGCGGATTAAACATGAGGCTGAGCGATGCAAGAGCTTGACCGTAAGTACCGTGACTGGCGAGGAAACATCGTCCGGGTTACCGGTTACGACAGGGAAAAGCAGCAAGTCATATTCAGACGTGAAGACTATGAGCATGACTGTATGCAGCCAGTTGAGCAATTCCGCGACAAATTCACAAGGGTTGAAGAATGACTACCAGTAGCCGGATATTCGATGTTGTTCAGGCCATGTCGGGCCAGAAGAACGTAATTATTATTCCGCGCCCATACCTTCAGTTTTTTGGTGAAGATCAGCTGGCTTATCCGCTCGCTGCTGTGCTGAATCAAATTGTGTTTTGGTCTGGAGTGGAGTCTTCCTGCGGTGATGGCTGGTTTTACAAAAGCCACGAGGAGATGGGTTCTGATCTGGAAGTATTGAGCCCGGATCAGATCGGGCGCCTTGTGAAAAAAATCTGCCTTAAGTATCTGCCTGGTATCATTGAAACCAAGACACAAAAGGTAAATGGAACGCCTACCACGCATTACCGCATTTTAGATAGTGAAGCCTTAATGGCTAAAATTTTCCCGAAAACACTGGATTCCGCGAAAGTGCGGAATGGAAATCGCGAAGATGCAGAATCAATTCCTCAGCATCACGGAATTGAAACCGCAGGATCGCAGAAACAATGCCGCGAAAGTGCGGAATCCTATCTCTATACAGATCTTAACTCAGATCATAACTCACAGATCATAAAACCTATTGGTCAACCGCAAGCGGCAGACCCACAGCAAGTTGATTCTCTGAAAATTGATTACACCGCCGTGCTTGAAGCATTCCACACCACGCTGCCTGAACTTCCTGGTGTACTCAAAATGACAGACAAACGCAGAAAGGCTCTGCGTAAACTCTGGAAAGACTACGACCTGAATATTGAGAAGTGGGGCGCATACCTGCGCTATATCTCCAAAAAATGCCGCTGGATGCTGGAAGACCGCCCGGATACGAACACTGGCAAGACGTGGCGGAAAAAAGACTTCGATTACCTGATTGACGAAGAGTGTTACCTCAAGGTCAAAGAAGACCGTGCCAATGACCTGCCGACTGTAGCTCGCGTGGACAACACCGAACGTGACGAGGCTTTATACCGGCTGGTTTCTTTGGGGCGCAAGCCGAAAGGACGTGTTGAAGAACTGGCGATGATTGCATTCGGTAAAGCAGGTCTCCAGCGTGCCAACGAGGTTATGGTTCGTTCGGCATGGAAATCAATCTGGCTGCAGGCTGTTTCACAGGCCAGCGAAGAAGACCTGGCGAGGATTGCGTCATGACCGAAACAGCTTCTCAAACCCCATACTGCCAGGCTCTGGCAGAGCTGCGTAGTCGCAACGCTCATGAACTGAAAGAAGTTGGTGACCAATGGCGTACACCAGACAACATTTTCTGGGGTATCAATGCGATGTTCGGCCCGTTAGTCCTCGACTTGTTTAGTGATGGCGAGAACGCGAAGTGCAACGCTTTCTATACCGCAGAAGACAATGCATTAACTCATGACTGGTCAGAACGTTTGAAAGAACTAAACGGTGCGGCATTCGCCAACCCACCTTATAGCCGGGCGGCTAAGTTCGATGATCAGTACATCACCGGCATGCGTTACATAATGGGGCATGTCAGCGCAATGCGTGAAAAAGGCGGGCGCTACGTATTTCTGATTAAGGCGGCGACGAGTGAAATCTGGTGGCCAGAAGATGCCGATCATATTGCTTTTATTCGTGGGCGTATTGGTTTTGATTTACCGGATTGGTTTATCCCAGCTGATGAAAAACAGGTTGCCTCTGGTGCGTTCTTTGCAGGAGCGGTGGCCGTGTTCGATAAAAATTGGCGTGGACCTGCGATGAGTTACATCAGCCGTAAGGATCTGGAAGCGCAGGGGGATGCATTTATCGCACAGATCCACCGTGAAGCAATGCGCCTGGTACCACAAATCCAACAACAAAATATACCAGAAATTATTTCTGAAACGCCGTGGCCTGCAGAAGTTGGAATGGTTTTTGAACAGGTTGATTTAGCTTCTTCATTACCTGCGAATCACCAGCAAAAATTGAAACAACACATTAACAGAATGTGGCTTGAGCAAATGCCAGTCCCGTCAATTATCGATGCTGCCCGTTCGCTGGCCAGTTCTATGGAGATAAACGCATGAAAGAAATCATCGTAGATAACTTTGCTGGTGGCGGTGGTGCAAGTACAGGAATTGAATTGGCAATTGGCCGCAGTGTGGATATCGCAATAAACCACGATGTTAATGCCGTGGCGATGCACACCACCAATCACCCGGATACTCTGCACTATTGCGAATCTGTTTTTGATATCGATCCAACGCAAGCAACGGCAGGCAATCCAGTGGGCCTGGCATGGTTCTCGCCAGACTGTCGGCACTTTAGCAAGGCGAAAGGCTCAAAGCCGGTTGAGCGTGAAATTCGTGGGCTTGCCTGGATTGTTCTTCGCTGGGCGCTCGCAGTTCGTCCTAGAGTGATGATGCTGGAGAACGTTGAAGAGTTTAAAACGTGGGGTCCATTGATGGTTGACGATAACGGAGATAATCGACCAGATCCGAAACGTGCCGGTGAAACATTTGTAGCATTCGTAGGGATGCTTAGTGTTGGAGTTGATGCCGGAAATCCTGCACTGACTGAAGCTTGTGAATTCCTCGGTATCGCACCAAACAGCACAGATGCACTCCGCCTGGTCAACGGTCTGGGATATGAGGTTGATTCACGTGAACTGCGAGCATGTGACTACGGTGCTCCAACTATTCGTAAACGTTTCTTCATGGTTATGCGTTGTGACGGTCAGCCGGTTACATGGCCTGATCCAACACATGGCGATCCGAAGTCGCTTGGAGTTCTAAACGGTGCGTTACAACCATGGCGTACAGCGGCCGAATGTATCGACTGGTCACTGGATTGCCCGAGCATTTTTGAGCGTAAGCGACCACTGGCAACGAATACGTTAAAGCGCATAGCTCGCGGCATTCAACGATTCGTTATCGACAACCCTACGCCATTCATCGTTAAGTGCAACCACACCAGCACCAAAACGAAATATGACTGCTTTCGTGGACAGTCACTGGCTGAGCCGTTGCAGACCATAACCAAAACGCATGGCTACGCTATTGCGGTACCACACCTGACTAAGTTCAGAACTGGCGCAACGGGACAGGATTGCCGCGAACCGGTACCGACAGTTACTGCCGGGACATCGAAACGCCCAGGTGGTAATGGGCATGCGCTGGGGATTGTGGAAGCGTACATCGCTCCATTTGTTGGTCGCCAGTTTGGAAATAGCATTGGGCATGCGGTGACAGAACCAAACGGCACTATCACTGCTGGTGGTGGCGGTAAAAGCCAACTTTGCGCAGCGACTCTAATCCAAATGGGATATGGCGAGCGTCTGGGGCAATCACCACGAGTGCTTCAGCTTGAAAAACCATTAGGCACAGTCACTGCCGGCGGCGGCAAATTCGCTGTAGTTGCGGCAAATCTCGTTAAGCATTTTGGAGGAAACTACACGGGGCCGGGTGTCTCGATGGATGAGCCTGTGCATTCAGTGACAACAGTGGATCATCATGCCCTGGTTACATCCCATCTCGTTATGCTGCGCGGTACATGCAAAGACGGGAGGGTTGTAAATGCACCCGCACCAGGATTAACGGCTGGCGGCTTGCATGTTGGCAACGTCGAGACATATCTGGCGGTCGATGAGTATGACGAGCAGCGCGCAGAACAAGTATCGGCCTTCCTGCGCGAGTACTGCGGCGATGATTATCAAGAGTTTGTTACCGTCGACGGTGTTACTTATCGGATAGTCGATATTGGTATGCGCATGCTTCAGCCGCATGAACTCTACCGTGCTCAAGGGTTCCCAGATTGGTACATCATTGACCAGGACTACCGCGGCGTTAAATATGCTAAGGACAAGCAAGTAGCCCGTTGTGGTAATGCGGTACCGCCGCCTTTTGCTGAAGCATTAGTCAGGGCGAACCTTCCTGAAATGTGTAATCTCAAACAGGGGGTTGCAGCATGAATCAGCTCACTCCACGCCAGCATGAAGTGCTGGCAATACTTACAGCCTTTCAGGATCAGAACGGTTATCCACCAACATGCCAGGAGATTGCTGACCAGATGAGCCTGAGCTCACCGAACGCCGCTGCCGAACATCTGAAGGCGCTGGAGCGTAAAGGGGCTATCAGCATCACTAAATATAAAGCCCGTGGTATTCAGATCATCGGAATGGATACGCCAGCTAAGCAACGTGACGAAGCGTTAGACGTTATTCGAGATCTGCTTGCCTGCAATGTTGGGTGTGCTGAGCGGGCGCTGTCTCTTCTGAGTCGTTATCAGCAAGAGGGAGAAAATGTATGAAGTTGACGCTGCCATTCCCACCGAGCGTAAACACCTACTGGCGTGCTCCGAACAGCGGGCCGTTGGCAGGTCGTCACCTGATTAGTGCCAAAGGTCGCAAGTACCGAAGCGATACAACTGCCTCGGTTATTGAGCAATTGCGCAAAATACCGAAGCCATTCAGTGCTGAGCTATCCGTAAATGTAGTTTTGTACCCGCCTGAAAACCGGCGCCGGGATCTGGATAATTATCTGAAGGCACTCTTTGACTCGCTGACTCATTCCAATGTGTGGGAGGACGACAGCCAGATAAAGCACATGGAGGTGAGCTGGGGGCCAGTCATGCCGAAGGGCAGTGCAGTAATAACCATTCGAGAATTTATCAATGAAACCGTAACGGGTGCAGCCGCCGGTCTATGAATAGTGGAGAACGTATGCAACAGACATTCAGCAGTACACAGTTATGTGCAAAGCATCATCTGATGGCATCAGGGCCAACAATGTCCAGCCGTGAGATCTCCGCACTGGTAAATAGCAAACATGGCGACGTTAAACGCTCAGCAGAACGACTTGTTGCTGTCGGAGTTTTAACCGCGCCGTTGGCGCAGTTCGATTTTGAGCATAACGGCAACACCTACCAGGAGTATCGCTTCAATAAACGTGATTCATTGGTGCTGGTGGCTCGCTTGTCACCGGAGTTTACAGCTGCAGTAGTTGATCGCTGGCAAGAACTCGAGCAGGGCGGAGTGGTTCCGCAGTCCTTACCAGAAGCGTTGCGCCTGGCAGCTGACCTTGCAGAGCAAAAGCTTTACCTCGAAAACCAGTTACTCATTGCTGCACCAAAAGCTGAGTTTGTCGATCACTATGTTGAAGCAAACGGCGCTCTGGGCTTTCGCCAGTTGGCAAAGTTGCTCAATGCAAAGGAGTATCAGCTCCGCACTTTCCTTGAAAAGAGTAAGATCATGTACCGGCTATCGGGCGGCATGATGCCTTACAGTCAGCATATTGAGGCAGGGCGCTTCACTGTGAAAACTGGCACCAGCGAAGTCAGCAATCACGCATTCACTCAGGCACGCTTTACACCGAAAGGAGTTAAGTGGGTAGCAGGCTTGTGGGCTGAGCACCTGCAAAATGGCGCATCAATATGAGAGCGCTGCTGAAACCCGTGGTTGTTCGTGAACTGGGCATGGTGATATTCAGGCCTGGTACTGAATTGCTTTCTCTGTTTGGGGATCGGGTCATTATCGACCACGCCCCGGAATATCTCTCAGATGTGGCATCCGGAGAACTACCCGCAGCGCGTCAGGCGCTTGGTGATGATCCGGTACTGCTGCCGTTTTTCACTAACGAGAAAGTGGCTGAAGTTGCTGGTGGCCTGAATGGGCTTGAAGCCTGGCTGATGCGACAGGGTAAACAATGCCAGTGGCCACACTCCGACTATCACCATCACGAACTGATTACGACGCGATTCCATCCAGGCGCATTACGTCTTTGCTGGGGTTGTGATAACCAACTGCGTGACCACTACACCGAGCAACTTTCTACATTGGCAACGACTAACGTGGTGGCGTGGATAATTGACAGAGCGCGGGCAACGCTTGGCTTTGACGAAAGTCATGTGCTGACATTGCCAGAGTTGTGCTGGTGGGCGACGAAGATGGATGTTGTCGACTCGCTACCTGAAGGCATGGCCCGACGAGCCCTCCGTATGCCTCAAGATGTTATCCCATCAGTGAGTCGTGAATGCGACATCGTCCATGAGTTACCGGCCACCAGCATTGTGCAGGAGAAAGTGAAACCTGTACTCAAGCTGAAGGTAGATCCGGAGAGCCCTGCAACATTAATGCGCCGTCCAAAGCACATTCGTATGGAAAAACCAAAGTATCTTCAATGGGTAAAAACACAGCCATGTGAAGGCTGCGGTTCACCTGCTGATGATCCGCATCATCTAATTGGCTGGGGGCAGGGGGGAATGGGAACCAAAGCTCATGACCTTCTTACGATTCCCCTTTGCCGAGTATGCCATACAGAGCTACATAACGACCCGGTGAAATTCGAGCGTAAGCATGGTTCGCAACCGGAAATGATTATTCGTGTATTTGGCCGGGCTTGCTCGCTCGGCGTAGTGGCATAGGGAGAAAGTAAATGATTAATGAAACAGCAACTGGCAAAAGCGGTGAGATGGTTCGTTTACGCACACTAGAAAGCGTCTGGATTCAGGGCAAGCTACGCATGTGGGGGCGCTGGTCATTTATTGGTGGTGGTAGTGGTGGCAATATGTTTAACCAACTTCTGGCAACAAAGACGTTAACTAAAACATCCATTAATGAAGCACTCCGCCGCATGAAGAAGTCGGGCATTACCAAGCCGGAACTGGAAGCGTTTTTAAAAGATATCCTGAGCGGGAAACACAAAAGCAACCTGGCGTTCTGTACAGACGAGGAAGCGCTTAAGATTGATGGTGTGATTGGCGCAATTCTGAAGTCTCAGGGGTATGGCCATCTTGTCGGATATTTAAATGATCGCTATCAGCGTCGTATGAGTAAAAAAGCCATGGCGCGGGATCTACACTACAAACACCCTGAATGGTGCCTGAGGACCTGTGAAACCCGTATTGATGTGTGGTTGAATTTAGCAGAATCGATGCTATACGCACCAATGTGTGATGCATTCGACACAAATAGCACCAAATTTAGCTTGCATCGTTGCGCGGAAACTGTTTGAATTGTGCTAAGCTCGGGACGTAAAAACGAACTGAGCATACCTTGTCAGCGAAGACGCTATAAGCTGAGCGACAAGGTCAGATAATGAACCCGCCTAGTAGCGGGTTTTGCTTTATAAGCACTCCAGAAATTCTTTATAGCGATTCACATCTGCTGTACTTATGTTTTTATTGTCTTCCAGGTATTTCAGTAACTGCGATAGATTTTCTCGAGTAAAAAACATCTTGGCTGTTTCAATTATTTCCTGTGCCTTCTCAATTCTAGTATTTAAGGCAGATATTCCATTAACAATTGGTCTCATTTGTGTACGGGATAATTTCTCTGGATCTGCATTCTGTAGTGCCTGTACCGTACCCCTTAATTGACTTTCATAAATAGTTATCAAATCGTTGTCGGGCGACAAGAAGTCAATGTTTGAAATAAAGCCGACAATGACTTCTATAGATTGTGGAACTGGGTGACCAGATGTTTTGGCTAACTCTATTTCTTTAGCTGTAGGTGGGCGAGTGTTGGTTACATTGCCATTACCATTAGCCTGCATCTGTCTTAATGCGCGATATGCAGCCAATCCGATGAAGTCTGATGAGTTAATCTTCGTATATAAATCAGTGGCCCACGTAACATTTTTGGGGCCAACGGCCAAAGTATTTACTTTTTGCCAGTATTCGAAAACTCGTGATTTGTTTTCTACGATGAAAATTTTCGCTTTGGCAAATTCGAGGGCATTCAGGAACTCTGACGACATGGTTTCGAATTGGACATCGAAATATTTTGATCCACAAGTGTGTCCGATATTCGTTTCGGTGCCGTTGTCAGTTTCAACAACGTAGCCTTTAAAATGGCTTGTATGGCAATTAGAAAGACCGCATTTTACTTTTTCAGGGAGTTCGTAATAACCGATGATCTTTTCGAGCTTCCTACCTTTAACTACAAGGTTTTCTAAATAGGTTGGCCTGGTGCAAACCTTCTGCCATTCATCAATCTCAACGAATGAATCACCTTCCATCATATAAATCATATAACCTCCTGAAATAAATGAATTATCACCTTACCATTACAAGATATGGGGTGTATATGTTCATAAAATAATCTTGCAAGGTAGATTCCACTATTAATCGTTTCTTTCCCCTCATTCAGAGAGGATGCACAGCAAAAGAGGGGGCTTAATGTCCGCAGAACCTATCTCCGGCACAGCTACAGCTCATGCTGTGGTGACAACTGTCACGTTTGCCGGGTTATGGGCTAACACGGATGCCGGGGTGATACTTGGTGCATTCGCTGGCGCCACGCTTTATGTCCTGACTTCCCGCAACCTGCACTGGTGGGAAAAGCTGCTTTATGGCCTGGCTTCATTCCTCGCTGGATTGATTGGCGCGAAGTACATGACCGCCATACTCAATGCCACACTTAATACCACGCTGGGAAAGATTGCACCTGGCACCGAAGTAATCCCTGTTCCTGAGTCCATCGGCGCGATGGTGGCTGCTGCGGTCATTATTACGTTTGTCCTCATGTACAAATCACGGCTGGAGAAGCAAGCGACCGCTGGGGAGGGGAAATGATAGTTGATGCATCTTTTATCTGGGTTCAGGCAAATGCTGTTATCTGTCTTGCAACAGCAATCATTATTGCGACATACCAGCGCACCGACTCCCGTCATAAGCTGCACTACTCGATTGTTGCCTGGCTGGCGATGGTGGCACTTGTCTCAATACCAATCCGAGTGTGGGTCGGAAACTATACAGTCGTGGATCGTTCCGAAGTCATTGTGAATTTGATTCTCCTACTGGTGATGTTGAACTCGCGGGGAAATATCACAGGGCGAAGATAAAAAAAATCCCAGTAATGCGACTCTGCATTACCAGGATGAATTCAAACACAGCTAGTCGGATCTTTTTATACACACCCAATAGGTCTAATCCATAAACTCAAAAATCACCAGTTAATGCTTTTGCATTATTCACATTGTTTTAACTTCGTGATTCAGGGGGTTACTTGAATCAACAACAATTTCAAATGGCGGCTGGTATCAGCGCCGGATTAGCTGCGTGCTGGTTTCAGCACATCGATGCAGCAATGACAGAATTTTGCATTACTTCGCCAATTGATCAGGCGATGTTTATTGCGCAGGTCGCGCATGAGTCATCCGGATTCAGCACGCTGGTGGAGAGCTTCAACTATTCCGTGGATGGTCTGAAGAAAACCTTCGGTAATCGCCTGACACCTTATCAGTGCGAAATGCTCGGGCGTACCACGACTCAGGCAGCTCACCAGCCACAGATTGCCAATCTGGTTTATGGCAGTCGCATGGGTAATAAAGAATCTGGTGATGGCTGGAAATACCGTGGTCGTGGACTGATTCAAATCACTGGCCGTGAGAATTACACAAAATGCGGTACCGCGCTGAGGCTTGACCTTATCAGCACGCCCGAACTGCTCGAGCAGGAAAAGCAAGCTGCACGTTCAGCTGCCTGGTATTACGCTCTGCGCGGTTGCCTGTTGTATTCCGGTGACCTGGTCCGCGTCACACAGATTATTAACGGTGGGCAGAACGGTATCGATGACCGCAAGGCTCGCTTTAACCAGGCTCAGGCAGTGCTGGTATGACGGCATTTATTGCTGCTTTCGAGCTGTTCAAAGCTCACTGGCGCTGGTGGCTCACCCTCGGGGCATTGGTAGTGATGTCATGGCTGTGGAATGAAAACACCCGAATCGATGCCAGCCTGACCACGCTACAGGATGCGAACGACAGTAATCGCGCTGTCATGGATAACATGCTGCGCACTGTCGCTATCACCAATATTGTTCTGGGAGCCAACCAGCATGCAAAAAATCAGATCGCACTGGAGTCACAGAGAGCCGCGAGCGATATCAAAACTGCTGTTAAAGGGGATAATTGCGCTAATCGGCCTGTGCCTGTTGTTGCAGTTAACAGGCTGCGGCAATACGCGGACAGTGTACGTACCAGTGCCACAAACCCCAATCCCAGCCAGCCTGACCTCTGAAACCCCGCAGCCATTCATTCCTGATCCACTGACTTACGGGGCCAGTCTGGATTTGAACGTCAAACTGCTGGGGGCGCTGGGGATGTGTAACCGGGATAAAGCGGATATTCGAACGATTGAGCAAACAAAACAGGTAAAGAAAGATGGAAAACCAACACCGTAAAATCGCAGGTTATCGCGAGCTGTCACCAGAAGAAATCGACCTGATGAATCGTATCAAAGCCAAGGGCGCTGAGATACTGGGTTTGCAGGCTGAGCTGGCGTGTCGATTGAAAACGGATTTTGACATCAAGCATGCGGCTGCATGTGATGCACAGCACGGCACCGGCTTCGATGTGTACCAGGGTGCAAGCGACGAAGCGCAAGAGTTTCGTCGTTATATTGCTGCTGAGCCACAGCGATGGGCCGCAATTGCCAAAACTGATATTCAGACCGGCATTATGGCGCTGGTGCGCGCAGTAGCGCAGCCGACTACCTGTTAAGCAGTGAATCATGCTGAGTAGATACGGTATTCTATTTTAGAAAATATCGTTAATTCACAAACGACGACGCAAACAGGCTGTCCATTACAGGCGACCATAAAAAACTCCACAAGCTGGGGAGCAGGTGGAGTCGAAGTTTGGCAAATGTTACAGAAGAAAACCATGTAAAATATTAAACATAAATTCATATAGTTACATACGTAAACTGTAAATAACATTAAGAAACATATGGATTTAAGCCATCCCAATATACGGCCTCGAAATTTGCGGGGCTTTTTTTCACCCTGAATGCGGAGTCTCCGCGTGATTATTCTCAACTGGCTGCAAAGCCGTAATAAAAGAAAGGAAACAGTAATGCCTGATATCAAAGATGTTGTGACAAATGACCTGGTCAAAAATGCCCTGCAATCAACCGCAGTAGTCACCGCAGTAAAGGCGCAGATTAAAGCGGATCTGGACAGTCAGATTGACAGTGCCGTCGATACTGCGCTCACCGGCCTTCTGGGTGCGCCTGCGGGAGATGGCAGTACAAACTAAGCATTTCAGCAGGCATTCACTGAGTGCCTGCGTATTGACGCTAATTCCTGACAGCCTAAAAAGTGAATTGTAGTTACTTTTACAAATCGCAGGCTTTTTGGTGGTTATTGGTGGCTAACAGGTCTGAAGCAGCAATAATTTCAGCCACACAACTTCGATTTAACAGATTTTTTCTGTTGACCGGGTTGTTGGCAATTTGAGGATCTTTAAAATCTCTAATTAAATCAGCTGCACAATGAATCAGATGTTTCATAATTTCATCGGATACCACTTTGTTTGGCATAAAATCTCTCCAGTTTGTAGTTGACAAAAAATGTTCCTCAAAAACACTCTTGTTTAATAAGTTCGTAAAAGCGTAACGCATGTTTAATAAGAACTGACAACAGTTTATTCAATTAAAAATTCATATCAAATCACTGGCGTTAGCTGGTAGTTTTTTATTGGAGCTTCTATGCAGGTCACTATTGCTTGCGTGGCCAGCGGACCTTCATTGTCTTCACCTGATTGCCAGAAGCTCCTTGAAGCTCATATCCCCATCATTGCTGTAAACAATTCATGGCGTGCTGCGCCGTTCTGCTCTGCCATTTACGCAGCGGATTGTTGCTGGTGGGAAGAATACAGCGGAGAGATAACGAGTCCGGCGTCCCGGTGGTGTGGTGACAGCTTTACGGCTAACCGGTTCGGCATCCATCACCTGGACAGTAAGATATCTGGCTCGTTCAATTCTGGTCAGCGGGCCATTGAGCTGGCAATACACCTTGGCGCTACCCGCGTGCTGCTGGTGGGCTATGACTGTTCAATTCGCCAGGGTACACACTGGCACGGGCAGCACCAGATGCTGGCGAATCCGGACAACTTTAGTGTTAACCGCTGGCATGAAGAATTTAAGCGCTTACAGCAACAGTATCCGTCAATCGAGATACTGAACTGCTCACGCCGAACCCGGCTGAAATGCTTTCCCATAATGTCGCTTGAGGCGGCACTCTCGCTTTAAAAGGTTTCCTTCATGGCAAAATCAAAAGTCTGCATCCGTGGGATGTACGGGCTGGGTGACTCTATTTATCAGCGCGCCTTTGTGCGCCAAATCCCTGGTGCATATCTCCGGACGCCCTGGCCTGAACTGTATTCTGATCTGGACGTGAAATTTGTCCGATCCAATACCTCATTACGTACGCAGCGTAAGAACGAAGAGAAAACGGGCTTTGAGTTTGTTCGGGAGCCAGTACGACCATCAGAAGTGCTGACCATCTTCTATGGACCTGAAGAATTACGGAAAGGCTCGATTATCGATGCCATGACCTGGCAGTTCGGGCGAGCGGCCAACGTTTTTGATTTGCCATCCTTCGGCGCTTCACCTGTCAAGGCAGACAAACCGATTGCGGTTATCCGTCCTGCAACGGTGCGAACCGAATGGGCTAATCCTGCCCGCAATCCTGATCCTGAGTACATTGCAGAAGCCGCACGGGAACTGCGTAAACACTTCTACGTGGTCAGCCTGGCGGATCTTGAAGAGGGTGAAGAGTGGCTTGTTGGCGAACAGCCTGAAGCTGATCTTTATCTGCATGCAGGCGAGCTGTCTGTAACTGAAATGCTGGCACTGGTGGAACATGCTGCCGTTGTCGTGTCGGGTGTTGGCTGGGCGCTGCCTGCTGCCGTTTGCTACAAAACGCCGGTATTTATTATTCAGGGTGGCTGCGGTGCGCACAATGCGCCGCATATCGTGACTGATCCTGATATGGACCTGTCCCGGGTGGGTTGGGCGCAACCCGACGACTACTGCATGTGTGGCAGCATGGAGCACGATTGCAGCAAGCACATCACTGGTTTCACTGACAAATTCAAAGGTTGGCTACATGAAATCGTTCTCTGATGAATTGCAGACCGGCCTTGTCTGGCTTCCTGAGCTGGGAATGGGCCGCTACCCTGTCGCTGATAGCCGCCCTTATGATGCTGACTACTTCACCCGCTATCAGGCTATGGCAGAAACCTCAATGGGGCAGCAGCTCACCGCCGCCCGAATTCAACTAGTGTCACGGCACTATCAGGGGCCGGTTCTGGACGTGGGGATTGGCTCAGGCCAGTTCGTTAGCTGTTATCCCGGCGCGCTGGGTTTTGATGTCAATCCGGCGGGTGTGGCATGGCTTCATAAGCGCAATGCTTATGCTGACCTGTACGCAAACCGCTGGCGGGCGCTGACCATGTGGGACGTGCTGGAACACATCGATGAGCCAGAGCGGGCAGTACAGCAGGCGACTGAGTTCGTCTTTGTTTCGCTCCCTGTCTTTGATAGCGCAGAGCACATTGTCACCTCGCGCCACTACCGCAAAGATGAACACATCTGGTACTGGACGCATGATGGCCTGGTTAAATGGTTTGCTGAGCAAGGGTTCAGCATGGTGGAACACAACACTTGCGAAAGCATGTTAGGTCGGGAAGGCATTGGTAGTTACGCATTCAAAAGGAACTAGCCATGCCACCCAGAACACCAAAGGCCTGCCGCAAAAGAGGTTGTAAGAATACAACCATCGACCGCAGCGGGTTCTGTGATGAGCATAAGGGCGAAGGCTGGAAGCAATACAAGCCCGGTCTGACGCGTCGCCAGCGTGGCTATGGTCCCGGCTGGGACAAGACGCGGTCCCGCATTCTCAAGAGAGATAAAGGATTGTGCCAGGAATGTTTGCGAAGGGACGTGATTTCAGAAGCAACTTGTGTTGACCACATAGACCCTCTGGCGAACGGAGGCAGCCACAGTGATGACAACCTTCAAAGCTTATGCACCCCATGTCACCGCGTGAAGACGGCCAGAGAGAGGCTACCAGACAGGCGGGGGGGAGGGTAAATCCCTACAGCCCTTACCCTTCCGGACTGCCCGCCCCGTCGTATTTTTACACGTCCGAAATAAGAAACTTTTTTCCGGAAGGTGTCGCCTATTGATAAGGAGGTATTCATGGGTGCAGCCGTGCGATCGTCCGGCGGTGGCCGAAAGCGAAATTTGCCTGCCGGGCAGACAAGCAAACTTACCCGCATTGCTCCGCCTGATGAATTAATGAGTGAAGTTGCGGTAAAGCTCTGGAAAACGCAGAGCAAGATATTAATTGAGCGTGGATTGTTTGAACTCGAAGACGCGCCAATCCTGTTGGCCTACTGCAACGCTTTCCACTTAATGCTTGAGGCGGAAAAACTTCTCTTAACAAGCCTTACCGTTGATAGCGAAATGGGTGGCCTGAAAAAACACCCTGCCGTAAACGTCCGCAACGATTCGGTTTCACAGCTTGCCCGTCTGGGATCACTTCTGGGACTTGACCCTTTAAGCCGCGTTCGTATGACTGGCGGCAGAAAAGAATCAGAAGATGAAGGGAACGAATTTGATGAGTTTGGCTGATGGCTACCTATCCGAACGTCAATGCGGCAAACCAGTATGCGCGGGACGTAGTGAGCGGAAAGATTCTGGCCTGTCAGTTAGCACGACAGGCATGTCAGCGTCACCTTGATGACCTTGAGCGGGCGAAAGATCCTGGCTGGCCGTATCGTTTTGACAAGAACAAGGCGGAACGTTTTCTCCGTTTCTCCCAGAAAATGCCCCACACGTCTGGTGAGTGGGCTCGTCGAAAGCTCCGTATCACATTTGAACCCTGGCAAAAATTCTCACTTGGTGTGCCATTCGGCTGGGTGCGAAAGGACAGCGGCCTGCGCCGTTTCACCGAAATTTATATTGAGGTCCCGAGGAAAAACGGCAAATCAGCGATCGCCGCGGCAGTAGGCAACTATATGTTTTGTGCTGATGGTGAGCACGGTGCAGAAGTTTATTGCGGTGCGACAACAGAGAAACAGGCCTGGAAGGTATTTTCCCCGGCGTTGCAAATGGTCAAGAAGCTGCCCGAGATGCGGCGAGCATTTTCCATAAAGCCCTGGGCCAAGAAAATGACCCGCCCGGATGGTTCAGTATTTGCACCGGTCATTGGCGATCCGGGTGATGGTGATTCACCGTCCTGCGCAATTATTGATGAATATCACGAACATCCGACTGATGCGCTTTACACGACGATGACGACAGGTATGGGCGCTCGCGAGCAACCCATGACGCTAATCATCACCACCGCAGGTTATGACATTGCTTCACCTTGTTATGAGAAGCGTGCGCAGGTGGTTGAAATTCTGGAGCGTATCCGTGAAGGAGGGGAAAACGAAACCATCTTCGGGATCATCTTCACTCTTGATGATGATGATGACTGGACGAAGCCAGAAGCGCTGATTAAAGCGAACCCGAATTATGGTGTTTCACTCAAAGAGGGCTTTCTTCGCGCCAAGCAATTGTTAGCGATATCAACACCCAGCCAGACCAACAAAATACTCACCAAGCATTTCAATAAATGGGTGAGTGCTAAAGCGGCCTATTACAACCTGCAGAAGTGGATGGCTGCCGCTGATAAGACGCTGAAACTATCGGATTTTGTGAATGATGAGTGTTATCTGGGGATTGACCTTGCTTCGAAACTCGATTTAAACGCCGTTATTCCGGTGTTTTGCCGGGAGATTAATGGGCTTAAACATTTTTACTGTGTCAGCCCTTTCTTCTGGGTACCGGAAGATACGGTGTATTCAACTGATCCCGCACTGAAGCGAACGGCTGAGCGTTACCAGACGTTCGTTAATCAGGGTGTTCTGATCCCTACCGATGGGGCGGAGGTTGATTACCGTCTCATTTTCGAAACCATTCTTGCATTGCGGTCTGGCGTCAAAATCGCTTCATGTCCGATTGACCCTTATGGTGCGGTCTCTATCTCTCACATGCTTATGGATGAGGGACTGGAGCCCATCACCATCACCCAGAATTTCACCAACATGAGCGATCCCATGCGTGAAATTGAGGCGGCACTTGCCGCTGGTCGTTTTCATCATGACGGCAATCCTATTTTGACCTGGTGTATTGCCAACGTGGTGGGACGTCACCCACCTGGCAGTGATGACATTGTTCGTCCGGTTAAAGAGGGCAACGAAAATAAAATTGATGGAGCCGTGGGGCTGATGATGGGCGTCGGTCGCGCCATGTTGAACGAGCCTAAAGACTTCCTTTCCAATCTGGACCCTGATGAGGACCTGTTAATCCTGTGAAATCACTGATTATAGATATTGCCGGGCTGGTGGGCTTTGGTGCGCTGATAGCGGGTATTTACCTGCGATACGGCACAGCCATTGCGCTAATGTCCGGCGGTTCAGGTCTGTTGATCTGGGCTTTAATGGCGGCATGGAGGGCGAAACATGCTTATTGATGCCGTTTTCAGAAGCAACTCACTGGAGAATCCCGCTGTTCCTTTGACGGCTGAAACCGCTGATTGCGACGGTATTTTCCAGAGTGACGTTATTGTCAGCCCAAAAACAGCCATGAAGCTGGCGGCGGTTTACTCCTGTATTTACGTCATTTCTTCTAACGTGGCGCAGATGCCGCTACATGTCATGCGCCGTACCGGGAAAACCGTGGAGGCCGCGAGCGATCATCCTGTTTTTTATCTGGTGCATGATGAACCCAACGAGTGGCAGACCAGCTACAAATGGCGCGAGTTAAAGCAGCGACATGTGCTCGGCTGGGGCAATGGTTATACGCGTATCCTGCGTAACCGGCGCGGTGAGGTGACTGGGCTGGATGCCTGTATGCCGTGGGAAACCGCGCTGGTTAATACGGGCGGTCGCTATACCTACGGTGTCTATAACGAACAGGGCAGTTTTGCCATTAGCCCGGATGACATGATCCACATTCGAGCCCTGGGTAATGATCAGAAAATGGGACTCAGCCCCATCATGCAGCATGCCGAAACAATCGGGATGGGCATGAGTGGGCAGAAGTATACCTCCAGCTTTTTCAATGGAAATGCCCGTCCAGCAGGGATTATCTCCGTCAAAAACGAGCTGAATGCCGAAAGCTGGGACCGGTTGAAAGGTGTCTGGCAAAAAGCCACAGCATTGTTACGGCAGCAGGAAAATAAAACCATGCTGCTACCTGCTCAACTGGATTACAAAGCGCTGACAGTCTCCCCCGTTGATGCGCAGATCATCGACATGATGAAACTGAATCGCTCAATGATTGCGGGGATCTTCAACGTACCTGCCCACATGATTAATGACCTGGATAAAGCGACTTTCAGCAATATCACCCAGCAGGCCATCCAGTTTGTTCGCTACACCATGATGCCCTGGGTAACTAACTGGGAGCAGGAGCTTAATCGGCGATTGTTCACCCGGGCAGAGCGTGCGGCCGGTTATTACGTTCGCTTTAACCTGACGGGCCTTTTGCGCGGAACACCACAGGAACGTGCTCAGTTCTACCACTTTGCTATCACTGATGGCTGGATGAGCCGCAATGAAGCCCGTGCATTTGAGGATATGAACCCGGTAGACGGACTGGACAGCATGCTGGTTAGCGTCAATGCGGCTAACCCGGCGGACGACTTTAAAACCACAAAAACCACAGAGGACAAAACCGATGAGTGATCGCGAAATGCGGTGTTACAGCGGTGAAGTCCGGGCAGAGTTACAAAGTGATCAGCCGACGAGAATTATCGGCTATGGCTCTGTGTTCAACTCCCGTTCCGAACCGCTCTGGGGATTCCGCGAGATCATTAAACCTGGCTCCTTTGACGATGTGCTGACTAATGATGTGCGTGGCCTGTTTAACCATGACCCGAATTTTATTCTTGGGCGCAGTACATCAGGAACGCTGGCACTGAGTGTTGATGAGCGAGGGCTGCAATACAACATTACTGCACCTGATACACAAACCATCCGTGATCTGGTGATCGCCCCCATGATGCGCGGGGATATCAGTCAGTCCTCATTTGCGTTCCAGGTCGCCCGGGATGGTGAAAACTGGTACGAGGACGAGGAAGGTATCGTTATCAGGGAGATATCTCGATTTTCGCGCCTCTACGACGTGAGCCCAGTGACGTATCCGGCTTATCAGGAAGCTGACTCCAGCGTCCGTTCAATGAAAGCCTGGCAGGAAGCGCGAGACAGCGGTGCGCTTAAGAACGCCATTAACCAACGAATGGCGCGTGAGCGCCTGCTGACCCTTCTGAATGTGTAAGGAAAAAACATGAAATTGCATGAACTGAAGCAAAAACGTAACACCATCGCCACTGACATGCGCGCTCTGCACGACAAAATTGGCGACGGCTCCTGGAGTGACGAGCAACGAGCCGAGTGGAATGAGGCAAGAACTGAACTGGATAAATTGGATGCGCAAATTGCCCGTGAAGACGAGCTGCGTAATATCGACCAGAAGTTTATTGACGATCAGAAAGAAGAGCAACGCCAGAATCTGGATAAAGAAAACGGCAATCAGCCGGAAGAAAAGCGCTTCCAGATTTTTGACAAATGGATGCGTCACGGTGCCAGTGAACTGAGTTCAGAAGAACGCAAAGCGCTGCGCGAACTGCGTGCTCAGGGTGTGGCACCGGATGAAAAGGGCGGCTATACCGTGCCTGATACCTTCCTGGCAAAAGTGGTTGAGCAGATGAAAGCCTACGGCGGTATTGCTGGCGTGGCGCAGATTCTCACAACCTCAGATGGTCGCAGCATGGAATGGGCCACAGCTGATGGCACTGCTGAAGTCGGTGTGTTGCTGGGTGAAAATGAAGAAGCCGGCGAAGAAGATACTGATTTCGGGATGGACAGTCTGGGCGCATTAAAAATGACGTCCAAAATTATCCGCGTATCGAACGAGCTGCTGCAGGACAGCGCCATTGATATGGAGGCGTATCTGTCACGCCGTATCGCTGAGCGAATTGGTCGTGGTGAGGCCCGTTATCTTATCCAGGGTACCGGCACCGGCACACCAAAACAGCCGAAAGGCCTGGCGGCGTCAGTCACGGGAACCACACCGACAGCATCTGCAACGGCGGTGAAGTGGCAGGAAATTCTGGCGCTGAAGCACAGCATTGACCCAGCATACCGTCGCGGCCCGAAATTCCGCCTGGCGTTCAATGACAGCACGCTGAAAGCCATCAGCGAAATCGTTGACAGCCAGGGGCGTCCATTATGGCTGCCGGATATTGTTGGCGTAGCGCCAGCATCGGTGCTGAATACGCCTTACGTTATTGATCAGGAAATTGACGACATCGGCGCGGGCAAGAAATTCATGTACTGCGGTGACTTCGACCGTTTCATAATCCGTCGCGTGCGCTACATGATCCTGAAGCGCCTGGTTGAGCGCTATGCTGAATTTGACCAGACCGGCTTCCTGGCCTTCCACCGCTTTGATTGTATTCTGGAAGATACCTCTGCAATCAAGGCGCTGGTGGGCAAAGGGAGTGCCAGCAGCTAACAGACAATCCAGCAATGAACACTGACGCCGCGTAAGCGGTTTTTTTGTGCCCGTCATCTGGCGGGCACCGGAGGATTTATGTTGCTGACGCTCGAGGAAATCAAAGGCCAGCTACGGCTGGATGATGATTTTAGTGATGAAGACACTCTGCTAACCCTGTTGGGCAATGCCGTACAAACCCGCACGGAATCCTTTCTGAACAGAACGCTGTATGCAGCCGACGACGATATTCCGGATACCGATACGGATGGCTTGCACCTTCCTGACGATATCAAATTGGGGATGTTGCTGCTGGTGACGCATTTCTATGAGAACCGTTCAGCTGTGTCAGAAGTGGAAAAAGTTGAATTGCCGATGAGCTTTAACTGGCTTGTTGGCCCGTACCGGTACATCCCACTATGAAACTCAGACAAAGCCAGACCAGCGCCACGTATTTGTTACCCGACCCCGGCGAACTGGACCGGCGTGTGACTATCCGGCGGCGGGTAGATGAGCCGTCCGATGATTTTGGTGTAGAGCCTACGTATCCGGACTCGTTTGATACCTGGGCGAAGAAAGCTCAGCCCGGCGCTGCGGCGTATCAGGGATCGGTACAAACGGAAACCACGGTGACCCACTATTTTACCATTCGCTTTCGCAAAGGGATCACCGCCGATCATGAAGTGGTTTGTGATGAACAGGCCTATCGTGTCCGGCGTGTGCGTGACCTGAACAGCAAGCGCCGGTTCCTGCTGCTGGAATGTGAAGCGCTGGGAACGGACAAAGGCGCAGGCCATGCAGAAGAAAGCCTTTTTACACGTTGATTTTGAGCAACCGGATGAGCTGGTTTTTAACCGTGCCCGGATGCGGCGGGCGTTTGTAAAAATCGGCCAGGTCCATATGCGTGACGCCCGCCGGCTGGTGATGAATCGGGGGAAATCAAACGAAGGGGAAAACCCGTCTTATCGCACCGGGAAACTGGCCCGATCAATTGGTTACTACGTCCCGAGGGCATCGAAGCGCCGTGCCGGGCTGATGGTGAAGATTGCACCAAACCAGAAAAATGGAGAGGGAAACCGGCATATCAACGGCGCGTTTTATCCGGCATTTCTGTTCTATGGCGTTAAGCGTGGTGCTAAACGTAAAAAAGGACACCACCGGGGTGCCTCTGGTGGTAGTGGCTGGCGCATTGCGCCACGCAACAACTACATGACCGAGGTGCTGGAACGTCGGCGCAGCTGGACGCGCTACATCCTGTCCCGTGAGCTGCGGAAATCTCTGCGTCCCCAGAAGAGGAAAAAATAATGAAGCTCATTCCCATTGTGTCCGCCTTGCGTGCTCGTTGCTCACGCTTTGAAAACCGGGTTGGCGGGGCGGCGCAGTTTAAAGCGATCCCTGATTCCGGAAAAATGAAGTTGCCAGCAGCGTATGTGGTACCGGCAGAAGATGTTGTCGGTGAACAGAAATCGCAAACTGACTACTGGCAGGATCTCACTGAGGGGTTTTCCGTCATCGTGGTTCTGAGTAATGAGCGTGACGAGAAAGGCCAGTGGGCATCCTACGATGCCGTCCACGATGTCCGGGCGGAGGTGTGGAAGGCACTGCTGGGATGGGAGCCGGACCCACAGGCATATGAAATTAAATATGCTGGCGGCATGTTGCTGGATCTTAATCGTTACGAACTTTACTACCAGTTCGATTTCACCGTGAAATATGAAATCACGGAAGAGGATACCCGGCAACAGGACGATCTGGATGCTCTGGATGAACTGAAAACGGTAAGTATCGATGTTGATTTTATCGAGCCTGGCAACGGGCCAGATGGCGTTATTGAGCATCACACCGAAATCCACTTCAGCGAGTAACCCATGTTTATTAAACCCGAAAAAGGGCGGTCTGTTCCGGACCCGGCCCGCGGCGACGTGTTGCCTGAAGAAGGCAGAAATGTCGACCCTTCCGCCTACTGGTACCGCCGTATTGCGGATCAGGACGTTGTTAAATTCCCACCTTCAAACAAAGAGGCAGGTAAAAAATGACCGTAAGCTTCAATACTATTCCGGGTGAAAACCGGGTGCCGCTGTTTTACGCCGAAATGGATAACAGTGCGGCTAACACGGCTCAGGACAGTGCGCCTTCACTGCTGATTGGCATGGCGCTATCTGATGCAGATTTTCCACTTAATCAACTGGTCATCATGCCCTCTGCCGACATGGCGAAGAAAATGGCCGGTCGCGGGAGCCAGCTGGCCCGCATGGTTTCCGCTTATCGTCAGGTTGATCCGTTTGGTGAACTCTGGGTTATTGCCGTGGAAGATAACGGCGCGGCGGCAAGTGGAACGCTGACGATGACGGGGACCGCAACAGATGTCGGTTCGGTAAATTTGTACATCGGAACAACCCGGGTACAAACAACCGTGGCCACAAACGATACCGGGCGGCAGGTTGCCCAGTCCCTGATGGCAGCCATTAATAAAAATCTCGATCTGCCTGTCACTGCGGCGTATGTGCCTACCTCTGCTGGTGACACACAAGGGACCATTACGCTAACGGCAGTGAACGGTGGCACAGTGGGAAACAGTCTGCCCCTGACGCTGAACTATTACGGCACGGCCAGTGGAGAAATTGCGCCTGCGGGTCTCAGTATTCAGGTCGGAAAAATGTCCGGTGGCGCGGGTGATCCTGATTTGTCACAGACTATTGCCGCAATGGGCGATGAGCCTTTTGATTATATTGGCCTGCCATTTAGCGATTCGGCGTCATTGCAGATGATGGCGACGGAAATGAACGACAGTTCTGGTCGCTGGAGCTACATTCGCCAGCTTTACGGTCATGTCTATACGGCGAAAACAGGATCACTTTCCGAGCTTGTCGCTTTTGGTGATTTATTGAATAACCAGCACATCACTGTTGCCGGGTATGAAGCGACCATTCAGACCCCCATCGATGAGCTGGTGGGTTATCGCCTGGCGCGTGATGCTGTCTTTTTACGTAATGACCCCGCCCGCCCAACTCAGACAGGGGAGCTGACGGGGGCATTACCTGCACCGACCGGAAAACGTTTCACCGTCACCGAACAGCAATCCCTGCTGACGCATGGGATCGCCACGGCTTATACCGAAACGGGCATTCTGCGTATTCAACGTGATATCACCACGTATAAAACGAATGCCTATGGCGTTGCGGATAACAGCTATCTGGACAGCGAAACGCTGCATACCAGCGCATATGTACTGCGTCGTCTGAAATCGGTCATTACGAGTAAATACGGGCGCCACAAACTGGCGAATGATGGTACGCGTTTTGGTCCAGGTCAGGCCATTGTCACGCCTGCGGTTATCAGAGGGGAGTTGAGCGCTATCTATCGCGGCCTTGAACGTGAAGGCATTGTGGAGAACTTCGATCTCTTCCAGAAGTACCTGATCGTGGAGCGTAATGCGACTGACCCGAACCGCCTGGATGTGTTGTTCCCACCTGATTATGTCAACCAGCTGCGCGTGTTTGCTGTGCTTAATCAGTTCCGTCTGCAGTACAACGAGGAGACCGCGTAATGGGAAAGATTGCGGGTACAACCTATTTCAAAGTTGACGGCCAGCAGCTGTCGATTACCGGAGGCATTGAGGTGCCGATGAATACACGGGTTCGTGATGATGTTATCGGCCTGGATGGTTCTGTTGATTACAAAGAAACGGCCCGTGCGGCGTACACGAAGGTGACGGCAAAGGTCCCGAAAGCGTTTCCTGTCGACAAAATTACCACATCTGATCAGATGACCATCACCTCTGAACTGGCAAACGGTCAGGTGTATGTTCTGTCAAATGCCTGGCTTCACGGTGAAGCCAATCACAACCCGGAAGAGGGCACTGTGGATCTGGAATTCCATGGTGAAGAAGGATTCTATCAATGAAAGAACTGACGCTGAAAAAGCCCATCATGGCGCACAACGAAAAGGTTCATGTGCTTGAGCTGCGTGAACCGACGTTTGATGAAGTTGAACACATTGGTTTCCCGTTCACGCTCAGTACGGAAGGCAGTGTCCGACCAGACAGTTCGGTCATGTTGAAGTATCTCCCAATACTGGCGGGTATTCCCCGCTCTTCGGCAGCCGATATGGCGCTTATTGATATCTTCAAAGCCTCAATGATGATCCTGAGTTTTTTTACCAGCTCAACGGAGACAACCTCCGAAAGCGACTCTTCAACGTTGCCCACTACTGGCGATTAAATCCCCTTGAACTCAAACGGTCCCCTGTCTCTGAATTTCTGGAGCTGGAGGCAGAGGCCGTCCGCATCAATGAGGAAATAAAGAATGGCTGACAGTTTTCAGTTAAAGGCCATTATCACAGCCGTTGATCAGCTTACCGGTCCAATGAAAGGTATGCAGCGGGAGCTCAAAGGATTCCAGAAGGAGATGGCTGGGCTGGCATTAGGCGCGGCAGCGGCGGGAACCGCCATCCTCGGCGCATTGATCATGCCTATTGGCTCGGCTATCACCTTTGAATCAAAGATGGCGGATATCCGTAAGGTGGTTGATGGCCTTGACGATAAAACCGTATTCCAGGGGATGAGTGACGATATTCTGGAATTATCGACTCAGTTGCCAATGGCTGCTGAAGGGATAGCGGAAATTGTCGCTGCGGGTGGGCAGGCGGGCATTGCCCGTAATGATCTGATGCAGTTTGCCAATGACGCCGTGAAAATGGGTGTGGCATTTGACCAGACGGCGGAAGAGTCCGGGCAGATGATGGCGCAGTGGAGAACGGCGTTCAAACTGACGCAGGATGACGTGGTTGTTCTGGCTGACAAGATTAACTACCTGGGCAACACTGGCCCGGCGAACGCCGCGAAAATATCGGAAATTGTGACCCGTATTGGTCCTCTGGGCAGTGTCGCCGGGGTGGCGTCGGGTGAAATTGCTGCGATGGGGGCCACCATTGCCGGGATGGGCGTAGAGTCTGAGATTGCGTCAACTGGCATCAAGAACTTTATGTTGTCACTGACGGCAGGAAAATCAGCCACATCTGCGCAAAAAAAAGCACTGAGCTTCCTGAAAATTGATCCGGGGCAGTTGGCTGCGGATATGCAGAAGGATTCCAAAGGCGCCATTCTGAAGGTTCTGGACTCACTGGCTAAGGTGCCAAAAGCTAAGCAGGCTGCTGTGATGAATTCCCTGTTCGGGAAGGAGTCACTTTCTGCTATTGCACCGCTGCTCACCAATATGGATTTGTTGCGAACCAACTTTAACCGTGTTGCCGATGCTCAGGAGTACGGTGGCTCGATGCAGAAGGAGTATGCCAGTCGTGCGGCAACGACGGAAAACCAGATAACGCTGCTGAAAAATAGCGTGAATGCGATATCGATAACGCTCGGTGATACCTTTCTTCCTGCCATAAACGATGCTACCAAGGCGGTGATGCCGTACCTCGAAGAGCTCAGGAACTTTGTACGTGCCAATCCCGAAATGGTCCAGTCGGTAGCTAAGTTTGGTGCCGCCTTACTGGGGGTGGGCGTTGCGATCGGCACGTTATCACGCGCTTTTAAAATCCTGAACAGTGTCATGAACCTTTCTCCCGCAAAAGTGGCTATCGCAGTCCTGGCTGCTGGGGCAATGCTCATCATTGAAAACTGGGATACGGTTGGACCGGTGATTAAAGAGGTCTGGCAGGAAGTGGATAACGTGGCGCAGGCGATGGGCGGATGGGAAACCGTGATAAGCGGCGTGGGCATGATTATGGCTGGAGCCTTTACCGTCAAAACCATTGGTGCGCTTCAGCAAGCTGTCACACTGGCTGGCTCATTGTCTGGCTTGCTGGGAACCATCAGCAAGTTTGGGGCGATGACAATAACCATTGGTATCGCTGTTTCGCTTCTCAAACAACTTCAGGATCTGGAGAAAGATTCAAAAGAAGCCGGTGTGAGTAAAGGTGATTTCCTTGTTAATAAAATGCAGGGTAAAGAACGTGAGCAGGGGTACAACGGGTTCTTGCCTCGTTTGCGTGAATTGATTGGCATGGATAATCCTATTCATGATGGTCGTTACATGCCATCTGTACCTGTAGACAAGATCACCATGGGCGAACTGAACGGTATGGATAATCCGATCCCAAAAGATCGTTTTTTACCACAGGATACAGCCAGAAGGACGCCAACGGCCGGACTGGTATCACCTGCATTGCCTCGCCCACAGCGTAGCGAACTCAAAGTGACGTTTGATAATGCTCCCCAGGGAATGCGAGTGGTGGATATTCCCGACAAGGGTGATCCATTAATGACCATCAATCATGATGTGGGTTATTCCCCTTTCCGTAATCAACCTTAATCCGCTTCGGCGGTTTTTTACTTTCAGGTGGCGTTATGGCTCTTTTCTCAAGCGCACCCGACTGGCGAACGCGCTTGCGCGAAGCCTCTTTTCGGGGAGTGGGGTTCTCTGTAGAGGATGATGAAGGCTCGTTCGGGCGACGTGTTCAGGTTCACGAATACCTTAATCGGGATAAACCCTTTACTGAGGATTTAGGTCGGGCAACAAGACGGCTGACGATAAACGCTTACCTCATCGGCGATGACTATGCTGATCAGCGTGACAGATTGATTGTTGCTATAGAAACGGCGGGTCCTGGTACGCTGGTTCACCCGCAGTATGGAGAAATGCAGGGCAGTATTGACGGGCAGGCCCGGGTATCACACAGCACGGCAGAAGGTCGCATGTGTCGTGTGAACTTCCAGTTTGTTGAAAGTGGGGAGCTGTCTTTCCCGACGGCAGGTATCGCAACCGCTCAACGACTGAATGAAACCGGTGGCCTGTTTGACGATGCGATTGACGATATGTTTTCTGCTTTTGGGCTATCTGGCTTACCTGATTTTATTCAGAACGATGTCCTGGCTGATGCAGCGGCCATGCTGAATACCGTGGCAGATACTTTTCAGATGGTTGATTCCGGGGTGTCAGCGGCGATGCGTCTTCTTCAGGGGGACTTGTCCGTTATCCTGATGCCTCCGAGTGCCGCCAGTGATTTTGTCCATGCTCTACAAAAGGCCTGGCGTGCGGGAGATCGCCTGAGTGGTGATACTTCTGATCTCGTTACGATGGTAAAAACCATGTCAGGTGTGACACTCGATCCCGGTCTGGCCCCGCGAGGGACATGGCCAACGGATTCAGGCTCTGTCTCCGCAAAGAAAGCCCAGAGCAATCTGGTTGCCTCTGCTATTCGCACTACCGCCATCAGTACCACCACTAACGTGGTGACAGATCTTGCACAACCTCGTGTTGCGCCATCTCAGTCGCGACAGTCAGGTGCAATGACCAGCGGGGGAGGGCAGAGCGCGACCGACATTATTAACGTTCCTCATCCCGCACTCGACAGCGTTACCGAAGACAAAGCGGCCCCATCACCACCAACATGGGACGCATTGACTGATATCCGCACTGCAATCAATACCGCGATAGACCAGGAACAATTGCGCATTAATGATGATGCTCTGTTCTTGCAGATCTCCGCGTTACGGACGGATTTGAACCGTGATATTTCCGGGCGTCTGGCGCAGGCAGAAAGAACGGCTGAAAGAACACCATCGGACGTCTTGCCCGCGCTGGTCCTGGCTGCAGGCTGGTACGACGATGCCGGACGGGAGTCCGATATTCTTGACCGTAACACGGTCCGTCATCCCGGTTTTGTTCCGGTGAAACCACTGAGGGTACCGGCGAGATGAACAATACCGTCTTTTTACGGGTAAACGGGCGCGAATGGGGTGGATGGACTTCTGTCCGTATCAGCGCAGGTATTGACCGGGTTGCGCGAGATTTTAATGTGGCAATAACGCGACAGTGGCCCGGTCAGGTGGAGGGTTCTGCACAGATAAAAAATGGCGATCAGGTTGAAGTGTTGATCGGCGATGACCTGGTGATCACGGGATGGGTGGAAGCGACACCTGTTAGATATGACGGCAGCTCTATCACAACCGGGATTGTGGGGCGCAGTAAAACAGCCGATCTGATTGATTGCTCCGCTGCACCTACACAACACAACGGCAAAAGCCTGGTACGTATCGCCAGTGCGCTCGCAACACCTTTCGGTGTTTCTGTTATTGACGCTGGTGCTCCGTCTACTGCGGTCATTGACGCGCAGCCGGAGCATGGTGAAACCGTGATTGAATGTCTTAACCGCTTACTGGGGCAAGTTCAGGCACTGGCATATGACGATGAGCAGGGGCGACTGGTGCTGGGAACACCGGGAAGCGTGAAAGCATCAACTGCGTTGGTACTGGGAGAAAATATCCTTTCCTGTGATACCGAACGCAGTGTTCGTGAACGCTTTTCAGATTATCTCGTCACTGGCCAACGGCCCGGTACCGATGATGACTTTGGTGAAGCGACCATTTCTGCTATCCGTCAGGCAACAAAAGATGCTGGCGTGGCGCGATATCGCCCGCACACGGCTCAGCAATCCGGGACGGCCACCACAGACAGCTGCAAAGTTCGTTGTGAATTTGAAGCACGGCAGCGAGCTGCGAAAACCCTCGAGACAACCTACAGCGTTCAGGGCTGGCGCCAGGGTAATGGTGAGTTGTGGAAACCGAACCAGAAAGTGATTGTTTATGATCCATTGCTGGGTTTTGACAACGAGGAGCTGGTGATTGCTGAAGTGACTTACAGCCAGGATGGCAATGGTACGGTCACTGAATTGCGGGTGGGGCCAGCGGATGCATATCTGCCGGAGCCTACCACGCAAAAGAAAAAGAAAAAATCATCCGGAGGAGGCGACGATTTCTGATGGGAATATCTTCTCTGTCTAAAGGGATGGCGAATGTCGTCACCCGTGGCGTTATTACTGCACTGGATACGGCGAAAAAATGTCAGGCGGTCGGGCTGAAACTGATAGCCGGCGAAGTGAAGGATAACGTGGAACACCTTGAACCGTATGGTTTCACCTCTGCGGCAAAAGATGGTGCTGAGGTGCTGGTGGTATTTCCAGGCGGCGACCGTTCTCATGGTGTTGTCGTCACTGTTGCCGACAGGCGTTACCGGTTGAAAGGGCTGGCGCGCGGTGAAGTGGCAATTTATGACGATCAGGGCCAGTCCGTCACGCTGACGCGTAAGGGCATTGTGGTTAATGGCGGTGGCAAACCGATTATTTTTACCAACGCTTCAAAAGCCCGCTTTGAGATGGATATTGAAGCCACCGGGCAAATTAAAGATCTTTGCGACAGCGCCGGTAAAACCATGGCGGCCATGCGCATGACCTACAACGGACACACCCACAAAGAAAACGGCGACGGTGGCGGTACGACTAACCAACCTGACCAACCAATGAGCTGACACCATGATCCTTTATGTTAATGGCCTCCTCAAGGAGTCCACGGACCCGCTCGACCTTTTGACTCGCGCTGTGGTGATTTCTCTTTTCTCATGGCGCCGCGCTGAAAGTGATGACAACACGTCACAGCCTTATGGCTGGTGGGGTGATACCTGGCCTACGGTTCAGAACGATCGTATCGGTTCCCGCCTGTATCTGCTTAAAAGAAGCAAGCTCACTAACCGGACGCCGCAAGAGGCGCGGGAATACATCCAGCAGGCGCTGGCCTGGATGACTGAAGACGGGGTGGCTGCGCGTATTGAGGTGACATCAGCGCGTACCGGGATTGATACCCTGGCGGCGGGTATCACCCTCTGGCAGCAGAACGGGAGCCAGCACAACATTACTTTTGATGATATATGGAGCGAACTGAATGGCTGATAGTCAATTTACGCGTCCGGAGCTGCCACAGCTTATCGCCACGATCCGCAGCGATTTGCTGACCCGTTTTGATCAGGATGTTCTGCTCCGCAGAATGGACGCGGAAGTGTATGCCCGTGCGCAGGCCGCTGCTGTCCATACTCTCTATGGTTACATCGATTATCTTGCACGAAATATGCTGCCCGATCTGTGTGATGAAGACTGGTTGTACAGACATGGCCGCATTAAACGTTGCCCGCGAAAAGATGCCGTAGCAGCCACTGGATTTGTACGCTGGGATGGGCTGAGCGGCACACCCACACTTCCTGCTGGCACACAAATTCAGCGTGATGATCAGCGAACCTACACCACGACAGCATTAGCAACCGCGTCAGGTGGCGTGCTGCGAGCCCCTGTTACTGCGGATGAAACCGGTATGGCCGGAAATACAGATGATGGTATAGCCCTGCGTCTGGGAACGCCATTGAGCGGTATCCCGTCCACGGGATACGCCGACACTATCATCGATGGCGCGGATGTTGAGGATCTGGAGATCTGGCGCGCCCGTGTCATGGAGCGTTACTACTACATTCCACAGGGCGGGGCTGATCCGGATTACATCATCTGGGCGAAAGAAATCGCCGGGATAACGAGAGCCTGGACTTTAAGACACTATAAGGGGATCGGGACAGTGGGCGTGATGGTGGCAACCGGCGACCCCGCTAATCCTGCGCCTGATGATGATCTGGTGCAGCGCGTCAGGGAGCATATTTTACCTTTAGCCCCGGTGGCAGGTGGCGGTCTGTTTGTCTTTGCGGCCACAGAAAAAGTTATTCCAATGACGATAGCGCTTGCGAAAGATACTACCGAAATCAGAGCGTCAGTCACCGCCGAGCTTAATTCTTTAATGCTTCGTGATGGCACCCCATCAGGAAAAGTGTTCGTCTCTCGTATCAGCGAAGCGATTAGCCTGGCGGCCGGAGAAGTGGCACATAAACTTACCGTTCCCGCTGCGGATATCACGCTGGGTTCAACGGAATTACCCGTTCTGGGAACCATCACCTGGGCTACTTACGACATAAGTGGAGGAGCCTGATGGCATCAGAAGACGAATACACCCGCTTGCTTCATCAGTTGTTGCCACCTGGCCCTGCCTGGGAAGGTGATAATCCATTGCTCGAGGGGCTTGCCCCCTCTCTGGCGCGTGTACAACAGCGCGCTGATGCATTGATGAAAGAAATCGATCCGGCACAAACAACAGAACTGATTAATCGCTATGAGTCTCTGTATGGCCTGCCTGATTCCTGCGTACCTGACGGCGTTCAGACATTACGGCAACGCCAGCAACGTCTGGATGCTAAGGCAAACGTGACAGGCGGTATAAACGAACAGTTTTACCGGGATCAGCTCGACGCCCTCGGCTATACCACGGCCACCATTGAACAGTTTCAGAATCTGAGCAGTTCGCCCGATCCAGAGTGGGGTGAGTTTTGGCGCTACTACTGGCGCGTAAACATACCAGCGGATGCCAATGTGAACTGGCAGACCTGTATGAGCGCATGCAACTCCGCTATCAGAACATGGGGCGATACGGTGGCGGAATGCGTTATCGACAAGCTTTGCCCCTCTCACACCGTAGTTGTTTTTGCTTATCCGGAAGGAACAGACGATGCATCGAATTGATACACCCACCGCGCAAACAGATAAATTTGGCGCAGGTAAAAATGGATTCACGAATGGTGATCCCAGTACTGGACGCAAGTCAACGGATCTTAACAGCGATATGTGGGACGCCGTTCAGGAAGAAATTTGCAATGCTATTGAGAAATCAGGGGCAACGTTAAACAAATCCGAGCACGATCAGTTATACAAAGCCATTGTTAAACTCATCACGGATCGGGTACCAGATGCGCTTTTACGAAAAAATAACCTTTCTGATTTAGTCGATAAGGCCGTTTCGCGGGCGAATCTTGGTTTAAAAAGTGCAGCAACTGCTGATATTCAGACATCAAGGGATGATATAACTTCTGGCCGCGTTCTGACTAACGGCGGGGCGATTGCTACACGCTCTGTGGTGGCTAATGGAATTGCTGGATCGGCTATTACTGATGCCAACAATTTACCGGGAAATTCCGTCAGTTTTGTTTATGGCTCGGCAACCAATTCGCCTGGTTTTGAATCTTCTGTTTTGGATTTTGCTGGTTTTAATACTGGCTATAATGTCCAACTTACAGCAAGTTACAACACAAAGGGGTTGGTTAAATTAAGAACGAGAAACGGGGATAACAATACGTGGAGTGGATGGACTACATTTTACACAACCGATAATAAACCAACCGCTGCAGATACCAACGCTGTCCCTTTGCTGGCGAATGGCATCGTGAATGCAGTACAACGGATTCAGAACATCATCAGTATTTTCACCACCCAATCTGGATCTCCGCTTGAGTTAGGTCATCTTACGGGAACCCCCGGTAATTTTTATATTGATATTCACACTGACGGCACACAAGACGGCGTTGATTATTCCCACCGTCTGACATTTAAGCCTGGTGGTGGGTTCTCTATTCAAACTCAGGGCGGAGGTATGGTTTCGCTCGGCGATAATGGGGGGGATGTCGTTGCCAGAGGCTCTATAAGTGCATCCGGTAGTGTTAATTCCACAGGCGATATTCGCTCTGAAAGAAACATTAGCACTGCGGGTATCTTGCAGGCAGGAACGGGAGTTTATGAATCAAATGGGGCTGTTCGAGTTTACTCATCAAACAATCCGCCACCGCAGCAGGATTTAAGCCCATACGTTACATATGGCGTGGCCGATGGTCGTTATCTGATGGATGTTGCGCGCGGGGGGCAAGCGCTGCAAAACGCCGGGCATACAACTGAAAACATATGGGAGGCCCCGGAAGGTTGCTATATGACCGGGTTAAATATTCGTGCTGACCTTGGGGACTGCCGAAGTATGGGCAAATATTACCGTGCTATTGTTGTGCGAGTTTATAACGGCAGTTGGCGTCAAATTGGGAGTATTGCGTAATGATCCAGTTTAAAAATATCAGGATTTCAAAGCAGGTAATTGAAAATGGCATGCCATTGCCATTTATTTATTTTGAAGATGAACTTGGGCGTGACTGGTACACCCTGCGCGATGAAACATGGAATGGAGATACGGCATTTATTGCTGTGTCAGATGACGGATTTATTGCCACAGGTGCGCGAAATCCGAACTTTATGACACTTATGGAGGGGGTCAGTATTTATGAAATCAATGCTGAAGATTATCGGGATGATATCGGCACGGCTATTTATCGTTTTGAACAGGGAGAAATCATAGCGTATACGGTTCCCGCGAGTGAAGTTGCTGAGAGGGAAAAAAACGTGAGAATGGTGGAGGCGAATGTTGCAATTGCACCGCTCCAGGATGCTGTTGAATTAAGTATGGCTACTGATGAAGAAACTAATGCTCTGACAGCTTGGAAGAAATATCGGGTGCTTCTTAGTCGTATTGACACAAGCAAGGCTCCCGATATTGTATGGCCTACAAAGCCAGTAGTTGGTTAAACTATGAACTCATTGAATTTTTCTTTGTTTTTTGCCAAATAAACAGGGAATGAATTCTCTGTCATTTCTTGTTTAACTAACTTCCTGTCCCGTCCCCATATATCTTCGGCGTTTGTAATAACCTTCATAATATGTTCTGGGTTATTAAACTCAGGGAGGTCATATTCTGTGTGCGAAATGGTGGACATTTTCTCTGAAATACGCTCAGGCGTCATAACCCATGAGAAGTGCCACCCACCATCATTAATAATTTTATTGTTGTACTTTAGCCAATTCCATTTTAACCATGACCATTCTTTTTCGCGGCGACCCCGCTTCCAGTTGCGAAAAATTTCAGGTTCACCATGAAAGAAACACTTCAAATTTTTGTATGACGTCGCCCGGGGGAGCGTGCATTTCCTTGGCGTACCATCAACGTTAAATACCTGGAGATTGAATTGGTAGTTGTAAAAATTCTGACGGATAGTCGTACATAGTTTCTTGGGGTTAATGGCAGCAATGGCCTCTGGAGAGAAAATTTCATCGACGTCTGAAACAAGAATCAGGTCATCATCTTGAGCGAATTGTAACCCCTTCATAATTGCATTGCGCTGGGCAGCTTCATTGGCCCAAGCGTCAACCTCCCAGACTTCTGGCTGCCAAGGATCAACTTCACGGTCTTGGTTGAAATCCTCAGAGACTTTCATGAGCGGCTTTTCGTCATGCACGACGTAAATAATTTTATCTTTGAATGTTGAAAACTTATTTATATCAAAATGGAGATTTCTTGGTTTACCAGTAAAGGTATGGGTTGATTCGACTATGACAAATTTATCAACGGCATTAGCGAGAGTATGTAACCGAATATCAAGAAGCATATCTTCGTCATAATATAGGAAACAATCGTAAATCATTTTTTATCCTTATCCCTTCGCCCCGATTTCACGCCACCAGTGTACTTTTTATTGCAAAGGTCTGCATGTCCTTTGAGGGAAGCGGCAACCGTTCCCCTGGAAGCGGGAAGTAAATTCTTATGCCCGATATGATCATGTTGTCCATAGCCGTTACTCGCTAACGAGCCAGAACTCAGCTTCCTCAAACATTTCTTCAATCAGGCGATTTAGTTTTTCTTTCTCGGTCTTCGTACAGTCGCTGTTTACCGCATTGGCTTGCATAGGTTTAACGCGAACATCTGCTGCAGGGAAAATACCATGCACGCGTTTCGTGAGTTCTGACTGGATGATTTCTTTCGCGCCAGCTAACCCTGCCACATTGCGTTTGTCATAAACGAGTTCAACGTACAT